ATAGGTTATTATAATCTTACTGCGTCTGATTTAATAGTACCTGTTGATATATACTCTGTGATTAGCGAATTAAGCGTTGCTACATACTCAAAGTCTCACAAGGCTTATAATATATCTGAGAGTTATTCAATATCAATACCTAGAAAAAAATACAACTTCACTTCTACTCTTAAAAAACTATATTTAGGTTATGATGAAAAAGTCTTAGTTGATCAATGCAGTAACAAGTGCTATAAAGTAGCACCAGGAGAGTTGACTGCAAATTCACTAAACAATAAGTTTTCTTCATCGGTAACATTAAACGTATTAATTAAATAATGGATTATTTATTGAGGATTAAAAAGAAGTCTAACAGCATCTATAATGTTTTGGACATCTTTCCAGACACGGTTATAAACTTTGGACTTGACTTCTATGATGTGGACAACATCGACAAGATTAAAGTTCCCGTAAGTATAAATATTGATTTACCGATGAATCAAAATAATACTAACGTCATAGAATATGACCCCTCATCTTCAAGTAACAATGTAATACCTAACGATCCTTTTGATTTTATATTATCTCTAAACGGTTCAGATGTTTTGAGTGGGGATATGTTCATAGAGGGTTACTCTTATAACAATGAAGTTCCTGTTATAAGTACAAGAGTCGTAGACAAACTTCAAGAGATATTTAAAAACTCTAACAATCTCACTCTTGCTGAGATGTATGATGACTATGACACCACTCAACTATTTGATGCGTTACTTAGTATTAATGAAGGTGTTGTAAACACAGACCCATCACTTGATGCTATTGTATTTCCTTATATAGATTTCGCTAATGACATAAATAAATTCAACTATGCTGCACGCCAGTTTATGCAGTTTGGATACGATAAAGATAGGGTTGGTATAGTTCCGACATTTAGCGTAAGAGATTTTATAGATAGATTCTTTAGTGAATTAAATATAGGGGTAACAAGTAAGTTTTTTCAACTAGGTACTTTTGGAAGCGAAGTTTCTGGTGTAGATCCAGAGTACATGTATATGGCTTTGCCGGTTAGGATAAGAGCGTCATCAAGAACCAAAGTCCGGGGATTTATTCTTGTAGAAGGTCCTTACAACTATTACATAAATGACTATACTAAGGATTTAACTACTGCTCAAACAAATGTAAGAGAAAAAGACTTTTGGCCTGATTCAACTGGTTCATGGAATTACAATAATACAGGTTCTGTAACAAAAAGCACACTTGACTTTGGTGTGAACTCTAGATTTAATCTGCCAAACGATTTCGCTAATTTAACTCGTGCTTATTTTGGTAGTAGCACAAGTTATACGGGAAGACCTCTTGGTACAACTAGACAATTACCGGCTAATTCTTTTATAGGTTTAGACATGCCTATGCTGCGTATTAACGAGACAAACTATTTTGCTGTAAAAGACATTGATAAAACCAACTCAGACGCACAGTTTGTTGTAAAGTCAATACTATGGATAGATGGATATCCTACGGTTTCATTTAGAATGTGTAACTCAGATGGATCTGTTAAGGTTCTTAACATCGCAGATGCGGATGTAGTGATCTCATCTGGAGTTAACGGTTCTTACGGTATGGAAGCATCCACTCCTACAGGTTTTGTTAATGTTCACCCTAATCCAAGTTTTTGTACTCTAAATTCTGAGTTGCAGTTTGATACATCGGCTATAGGTGATTTTGCTTGGGAGCAAAAAGAATACGAAATAGTATCAGGATCTGTTTATAGTGTTTCAATAGAAATTGAATTACTCAGTGGAAGTATAAGGTTTGAAAAAGTAGACACATGGACAACTATACATGGCGGACTGGCTACACCTAGTACAACATCTTTTACTACGGTTGGAAAAGAGAGCATTGGTAAAATGATCTATAGAGAAGATCTAAGCAACATAGGGAACTTATATCTAGGGATACAGGGCCTTTCTGGGACGTATAATCCTTACTACGGCGCTGATGATGATGTTAATATATATGAATCTATAAGAGATAATGATACAGAGATAAAGCCTTCAGAGGTTATCCGAGAAATCATGAAGAGATTCAATCTTTCAGCAGTATATGATCAAAACACTAACTCTGTACTTATTGATCGTCTAACAGATATTAGACAACCAAATCCAACTGTTGACATACAGAACAAGATAGACGATGCAGAGGGTATTGAAGTAGAGTTGGTTTATAAAACAGCAAAAAGTTTAACTATATCAGGTCTAGATTCTCTTCATTTTGATAAACACGGATATGACACTGTAACATTAAATACTGGAGGATCTGATGAATTAAAATTTGAATTAAAATCAAGATTCTTTAACGAGTCTCTATGTGGTTCCTTTATAGATTTAATTGTACCGGAAGGATTTAATCAATACGAAATAGGACTTACCACAAACGATTTTACTCCTGTTACAGATATAGGCATAACATTCGCCTACCTAGCCGCACCTCAATACAGAACAAATATAAAAAGAGGCAGGTTCGTTGACAGGGATGGTAATAAAGGTGTTATATATGACACTTACGATTCTTACGTCTTTGCAGGTAGATTTGTAAAAGACAGAACAGGAAGTATCAAACTATATCACTTTGATGAGATTGACGCTACAACAGATTTATACGACTTCTTTACAGGGAATGATAATATAATTTTCTACAATAAACCTACAATTAGGTTTACTGCATTGTTTAGCGAAGACTACATCTACAATATTAAAACAAATTACAGTGTTGTTACGTTGCCACAGGTTTATTCTAGTGATATTTTAATAAAATCTGTCAATGGTCAATTATACGAAGGTGGTATCTATGCGAACATAGAAGGTATAATATTGTAAATTATTTTGATGGCTACTTATAACGACTACCCTAAATCCGCTACTAATAATGCCAAGAAGGCGTTGAAGTGGAAAAAAGAACATGGTTCTGAAGTAAAAGGAATGACAGCGGTAGGATGGGCTAGAGCCAATCAACTCTCTAATAGAAGAAATTTAAGTTATGAAACAATTGCTAGGATGGCTGCCTTCAATCGTCACCGTAAAAATGCTAGTATTGACCCGAAATACAAAGACACTCCTTGGAAAGATAGAGGATATATTGCTTGGCTTGGTTGGGGAGGCACAAGCGGAGTTAACTGGGCGATTAGAAAGGCTGAAAGCATTAGAAAAGGAACAATAAAAGCATCTGTAGAAATAGGGGAATTACCTTGGGGAGACAGGAAAAGAGATGACTACAATGATAAAGAGATGGTAGACGGTATAATAGATATATTGATTAACATCAAAGACAAAGGCAATAGAGCGTCTCTCGCTTCTAAACAGATAGATATATTAAATAGGGAAGTTGAAGGATTTGATCCGGAAGACTTTCTTCGTAGAATAGGACTTTAGATGAATAAAGATTTACCAGTATTTGATATTACTATAGCGGACATTGAACAAGGGATGTTTAAGATCTCTCTTGTTGACAAACCGGCTATTGAAGAAAACTTTATATATTTTTCTAAAGAAGAGCAAATTCTATTTGCTACTGACAAGGAAAAAAGAGAAGTTATAGGTCCTATTATGATACCTGATAAAGAAATCATAAGATATTCTCCAGACATGGGCTACTACTACGTCCGTTTCTCAGAGGAGATTATTAAAGAAATTATGTACAAGTATTCTAAGGAAGGCTTGTTCAACGCATTTGGCATTAATCACTCTTACGACACAGATGAGGTGGTTATGCTTGAAGTTTGGATGAAAGAAGGAGATAGTGATAAATCTCAAAACTATGGTTACGATCTTCCAAACGGTACAGTATTCGTTAAGGCTAAGATTGAGTCTGACGAATTATTCACAGCGATTAAAGATGGGGAAATCAATGGATTTTCTATCGAGATCAAGGCTGATATTAAACCTTCAAATAATATAGAAGAAAACATGAATGAATTTGCTTTCGCAAAAGAGTTAGGTAAGATGGAGGCTCAGTTTGAGTCATCTGTATCTACTCTTAAAGAAAAGGTAGAGTCTTTGGAGAACGAGAACGCTGTTCTTCTAGAGGCTATGACATCTTTTGAAGATAAATTCGCTGGCATTGAAGATCTAAAAGGTGCTATCGATATGATTCAAAAGCACATTGAAAGTATGAGTTCTCCTGAAGAGGAGATTCTATCCGACAATGAAGAAGTAATGGAAGATACACCGGAAAAGAGCATTGCTCCTGTTGGTGATTCTGCTATTGAGATGGAAGAATCAAAAGAAGAAGTTGTAGCAGAGGCTATTGAAGAAACTTTTAATGAAACTAAAGTAGAAGAGGAATTTTCTACGGAAGAAGAAGTCAATGAAAAAGAAGTAGAAGAGCAATTTGCTGCAGAGCAAAAGGCTGAAGATGCTCCAGAAGTAGTTGAAGACACGACAGTAGTTTTTGATGCTATTACACCTGAGAAGGTTGATATGATCAATAACTTCTTTAACAGAAAGTAATAATTGTAAATTAAGTAAAACGAATCTTTAATAAATTCATAATAAAATGAGTGTAACTATTTCAAGTTTAGCATATGGTGATCGTCGTCCAGACCTTTTCATCGACGCTATGGTAAAATCTGCGGCTGTATTAAACCGCTTCCGTCTTGTTGACGGCGTTAAAGCAAAAGTAAACGTGCCAATTTTTGACGCTGCTTTAACTTTTGGTAATGACCTATGTGTATTTGACAACCTGTCTACTTCTTCTATTGCAGAAAAAGAAATGACTGTTGAAACGTACAAGTGGTCTTTCTTAAACTGTAAGAACGCTCTAGAGTCTTCTTACCGTGGTCTTCTTTTGAAAAAAGGACAGCACAATCCTGAAACTATGGATGGTGAGTTTAAAGACTGGATATTCGATTATTTCGCTAAGAAATCTGCTGAAAAAGCATTGTCTCTTGCTGCTACTGAATTGACTGTAGAAATGGGGAGTGACGCTGCTGTTATTGATACAACAATCGCTGGTGCTCTTTTGACTTCAGCAAACGTATTAGACGAGATGGAAAAAGCATATGCTGCAATGACCGATGTTATGTTGTCTGCCGTTTACGGAGATGCTGATCGTGATTTCAAACCTGCATTCTTCATGGGAACTGTTGCTATGCAGCACTACCAAATCGCTATCGCTGAGAAGTACACTACTACTCCTCAAGGTATCGTAGAAGGAAACATTCCTGCTTACTACGGTATGGAGGTTGTACACTTC